GTGATTTCTCCTACCGTTGTGTAAGATAGTGCCGCATATCCTGCCGCATCAAACGTAGCTGGTACGCCAGCAGATATCTTAAGCGTTGATGTTGCGCTTGTTGTAATACTCATAGTTCAGTTCTCCGGCGCATCGCTGCGTTTAGGTGATTAAAAAACCCACCGGCGCATCACTGCGTTAGGTGGGAATACTCTTGCTGCCTTACTTCGTTAACTTACATAATTTACAATATAATCATATGATTGCATATATATGTTTGTTTCTTGATCGTAAAAATCAGGCCCTTGCGACTCAGGTATTACGCTATCACAAGCAAATCCATTCACAGTGCCGCCAGATACCGGAAGCGCTGATTTTATAAGAGAGAAAATTGATTTAGTGGCAGGGTAATCAGCGCACATAACAGTAATCTGCGCACGCTCTTTTATCAAACGAGTAGTGCTTGCCATACCTAGCATGTTGTGCTGGACGCCGCTTATTTGCATAACTGATATTGCTGGCAATGCAGAATTAATCGGTATTACACCGGACATGATACGCGCAGCTGGGACCACTGCTATTAAATTAGCATTATTAGCAAGCAAGTATCTAATTATTGCTACTCCGCTCATTTACGCTTTGCCTTAACTGCTTGTTCGGGAGCATGTTCTTCTAACGACTCATCATCAACAACGAGGGCTTTTATTTCTTCTGCAATACCTGATTCAATGAAAATTTTTGCAAGTTCATCTTGCACTTCATACTCATTTCCATTGATATATTCTCCAATCTTTACGCCGTCAAGGGTCTTTCCTATCCGCTTTACTATTTTAATTTTCATCTTCGAGTCCTATTGTAATATCCGATGTATCCAATCCATGCTTCGTTGATAGACGTTTTTTTATGTATTCTCCGGCAGCCATCACTGCGTCATTTGCGCGAGTATCAAGGGCGGGTCTCATAAATGGCTTTGCACTAAAGCCAGGGTGACTTACTCTGGTGTACACTCCACCATTTACAAATAATCGCCCTGTTATGCTATGAGGTTGCGCGCCAGTATATTCTATCCATCTTGCGTAGTAAGCATCCTTACCGCGATATTTCCCGCCAGCCTTTACTGATGCTGTAACCTTACCATCCTGTTTTTTAATGCTTGATGATATGCGCAAGGTATCTCTTAGTTCTCCAGATTTTACCGGAACATTAGATTTTGCTTGCTCAAGAATTGGTTTGCATCCAGAGCGCAAAGCTCCGCGCATAAGAAAAGCTTGCAATTCTTTTAGTCCGCTTACATTAATATCGGTCATGATGTGGTGTACTTTTCTATCATAAATTCAATGTATTCGTGCTTTCCAAGCTCTGCATAATCAGAGATTATCTGATAAGTATCACCATCCAAAATTATTCGCATAGAACTTTCGATATCGGTACGATACCGGCACCGTAAACGAGCTGTTTTATTGCCTATTACCAGATCGTTCTTTACTGATTCCGATTTGCTAGGCAAAACATCCTGAACGTTGCACCAAACAACAGCAAGAAGCGTCCAAGTGATAATTTCAGTACCATAGTTTGCATCTTGAGCAACTGATTTATACTCGATCCGGCAGCGCTTGTTTAAAACAACATTCATTAGTAATATACTTTTTCAGGGTCCAACAATCCGTCAACATATGAGTATGGAAGCTCTGAAACAGATCCGCTGCCTATATTCACAAAATCACGCTGATCATATAGCTGCTTAATCCTCATAAGCAGCCAATTTTTGATACATTGTGGCACTGCTGATACATCGCCATAACCTGCAATAAAACGTATCTTAATAGCACTTGGCTGATCCCTTGTAACCGGCCAAACTTGACCGTATGCAGGTGTTATTCGAGCAGGTGTGCTTACAGCATCAACAATATACAAAGAACTGGATAATGTTTGCGTATCTCCAGCGCTATCTACATAAGTTATCTCTGACACAGACTGCAAAGGCGGTAATTTTATTTCCAAAGAATCAAAACAATCAATATAATAATCAATTGTTTGAGTTATTATGTAACGTTTAAGTGACAACTCTGCATGTTGCCGTGCAGATGATATCAGCATGTGAATTATTGGATCTCCGGTAGTATTCGTGCTTGGAGCCTCTGCTCCTAGACTAGAATCTGCTGTGTTATCCATGTAACTTGTTGTCGTGTTATCAGCAATCGTTGTAAGTAGTAAATATGAAGTTCCTGCCGCAGCAGTGCGGTATATTTTACGGCTCGTTACCAGGCTTCCGCCGATCGGGATGGCAGATAATGCTACTTTTCCGTTAACCGATTTATCAGCAACAGTAACCGCGGCTGAGATATCACCTGCTTGAGTCTCTCCGGTAGCCGTTACAAAGGTTACACTGTAACGATGCGCGCCATTATCTACATTTCCAACACCTGAACCAAGCGCGCAAGTTAAAACTCCAGGAGCAGGTTCCTGATTGTCTGCATCAATCCTGCACATTGCCATAACCTCTGCAACAGTAACCGGCTCCGTAGCTGGTGCTGAATAAACGACGTATGTCATCTATTTAGATACTTTGAATGTTGCGCCATCAGTTACAGTAACGCGATCACCTGATTTTAATATGCCTTCCCCACTAGCATGATCTTTATATGTAACCTCTCCAACAATACCGGAAAACTCGCATATCTTCTCGAAACTCAGGCTGCAAGATTTTAAATCAAGCGACTTTCCAATTTCGTGTTTTTTACTATTTACGGTTATTTTCATGGCTATTAGATATGAGTTAATCAGCCAGCAAAAACTGGCTGATTGATTACTTATTAAGCTGGTGGATTAGCGGCCGGAAGAATCTTTGGCGTTGTAATAGCAATTACGCACAATAAAGCCGCGCCGGTGTTGTTCGCCGGTGTGATAGTGCAGGTAACATAACGCATAGATCCTTTGTAACCAATTTTAAAGCATTTGTTATCGTCGCTGAATATGAAACTAGCTAACGCCTCTGTGCCAAGCAAGTCAGCATCAGCTACGTCAGTCGCGCCAGACATCCCTGAATCATTGCTTTCCTGCACCAAAACAGTAAAAGTTGCGTCCGCATCAGCTAGCGACCCTGTTGCAATGGCAAATACCAGGCTGCCTACTTGCGACATATCAATAATTTGCGATGTAACCGCCGTATCACCAGTCGCATGATCGTAAGGCGAAATGCCGCGCTTTAGGTTGATGCTGTTGAATAAATCTTTATTTTCTGGAATCATGTCTTACTCCAATTTATGTGAGAAAAGCCGCAATTAAGCGGCTTATATGCTATTAAGCTGAGAATTTAATGAACTTGACGGCTTCGAAATTGACACATCCACCGCCTACTCGCTTAGTTGAATAGAACACAACGTAAGGTTTTGCCGTATATGGGTCTCTTAATGTGCGAATGCCAAGACGGTCGACGATAGTATAAGCCTCGCGGAAATCACCAAATGCGAGCGATAATGAGTCAGTTGCAAGCGCTGGCATGTATTGATCGATGTTAACCGGGTATCCGTTCAATCTGTCTGGTTGTCCTGCTTGCATACTTGGTTCCCACAAGTACAGATCACTTGTAGCTCCACGCAGTTTACGCAACTTTGTGCGAACTTCACGGCGCATACACCATTGCGCATTTTGCAAGTATTGCGTTTTCATTGCTCCGTGAATATCATGCAGAACATCTGCCTTAGTCGTGCTATTGAAATCACCGTTAGTGCCGGTCTTTACATGCTCAATCTGACCCCATGCGCGAGTATCGTCTGCGGTTGCTGCGGTTGTGTATGCAGCTAACCCCATGATTTTACCTGCCCCTGTATCGGTCCAGAAACCGCCACCTTCAACGCGCGCGAATTTATCTGCAACTTTTGCAGCCAGCCATGCCTCAACATCCATTGCAGCATCGTCGATCAAACGCTGACTTACTTTAGGCATTGCGTAAATTTCCACTGCGTTGATCTGGTATTGACCAACCTGCGGCGTGCTTGTATCGGACCGAGAACCTAGCTCAGACACATATCCTGCGCTTGCTTCATTGTTGTCGATAATTCCTTCGAGGGAATTGGCGCTTAAAGTCTGAG